TCTGCAAACGGCTCCATAACAGAAGAAGCACAAGGCGCCAGATTTCTTTGGCTTCACTTCGCCGCATTGGTAGCTGAAGATATCGAAAACGGTATCATCGAGGAGATTTGAATGAAAACAATCCATATCTTTTTCGAGCATTATCTCGACGCATGGAAGTTTGCGCGGCAAGGAAAGTTGAAAAATGTCCGTATCAAGAAACTTTCTTTACGGCTATATCAACTAAGCTACCGCGGTTGAGAAGCAGCAAGAAACTTTCGACCTAGCGACCTAGCGGATATTTCTATAATATCCGCTATCCGCTATGCCGAGAATCGAGAATCGAGCACCGCATAGCATTTGTGTTACTTTCCTTTCTTTCTTTTTCATGGAGCCTATCATGGCAATGAAGTGTGTGAAGAATGCTCTTACCAATGAAATTTTTCGGATGCCAGAAGATACCGCAGAAATTTTTGTTTCTGTTGGATATGGATCATATGCCAGCAAACGAGAATGGAAGGATCAAGGTAGGTTGTATTGGGCCAGAGAAGATGCGAGAAACAGAAACAAGAACCTCAGGAAAGCTCGTAAGGCCCAGAATACTCGCAATCGCGGCGATGCTGCTGGCAAGCAAGCTGCAAGAATGGAGTAATCTCCATGATAATCACTCATGTGATTTACTGCAAACGCACAGGAGTGAAAATCGGCAGTTTGGATCTTTTCATAACTGCCGGAACCCTGCCGTACATGAGCAATTGGAGCGAAACAATTTGCTTGCATCCGCTTTTTTCTCTCTCCTATGAAAAGCTCAGCATTTTTATGCAAGATGAATGGAATCGTCTTGCACAGCTTTCTGCTGAGAAAGATATTGGAGAAGATGAAGCGGAAAACCTGCGAGTAGGTTATCTCGCTTTGATGTATTTTCTAGGAGATATCAAGCAAGAAGTTCCAACACTTCCACCACTTCATATAGTCCAGAATACTCTACCTGGATTGCATACGCTAACCGCTTGGCGGCATTTCTTGGAAAGCAAGAAGTTCGCTTTTCCTAGAATTGTTTTAGCTAAGAGGAATAGAAACGAACACTTTGAAAATATGCACGAATATCTTCTCGCATGTTTCGAAGTGAAAGAAGCGTATGAAAAGAGAATTGTCGAAGAAGTAGAGAAAGAGAAAATTCGTCGCGCGCAAGAAGTGCTAGCCGCGATGAATAGCATCTGGGTAACTCCGGTATCTAGAAGAATGCTGTGGCGATGGGTGCGAGCGCATTTGCCAGAAAAGTATCAACCGGATGCAGAAGGCTGGTTAGGAACTCTCTTTCTAGGCGGCTCTGCGGCGATTGTGGATTTTGAGAAAGAAGATATCGAGCTAGCAGAAGAAATCATTGTATCTTCCTGCCCCGCAGGAACTGGCGCAATGAAGCTAGTGCGAGAACGATTGAACAAAATCCTAGAAGTGTGGAAACAAGAGCATGAAGCCTGGGAAGTTGACTGGGAAAGTGTTGGAGAGAAACCTATCTTTGTGAATGCAAAGAAAGTTCCTTTAGCACATCCTGGCGAAGAACCAAAACCAGAGAGTTTTGAGAATAGAACAAAATTTGTTCAAGCTCATGCTCGCTGGACTATCGCAATGAAGAAATGGAAATTGGAGAATCCTGATGAATAATCCTGTTGCTAACTGGGAATGGAACGAAGAGCAAAAACAAGCAATCGCGAATGCGGTTACTCGCAAAAGTTTCTGTCTAATCGGTGCCGCGGGTACTGGAAAGACTACTACTCTTCGAGGAGCGATTCTTTCTGCATTGGAAAATCATTCAATTCCAATGCTCTCAGAATCTACCAAGCGCTTGCATGCAGGAATGCCCGGGCTTGTTCTGGTGAGTTATACTCGCCGAGCAGTAAGAAATATTGCTCGACAAATGCCCGAAGCACTGCGGGGTCATTGCATGACACTTCATGCTTTATTAGAGTATGAGCCGGAAGTAGAAGAAGTTTGGGACAGTGAAGAAGGAAAAATGAAATTCCGCAAAATTTTCCGCCCGCAAAGAAATCGACGGAATCCGCTTCCTTCAACTCTTACTACCATTGTGATCGATGAATCCTCAATGGTATCGACTGATCTTTTCAATGAGCTGGTAAGAGCGCTTCCGCATATTTCGCAAGTGCAGTTTATCTTTCTTGGAGATTTGCACCAGCTACCGCCGCCATACGGGCATCCGCAACTCGGATATGCACTAACTCAGTATCCAGTAGTGGAGCTGAAGAAGGTTTATCGGCAAGCGCTGGAATCGCCGATCATCGCACTGGCCATCGCGGTGAAAGATAATTATTTTGCGGATTTGAACAAGCAAGCGGTTTCTGAATTCGGAGCGCCGCGGCTGTTCGGTGCGCAAAATATCACCGAGATATCTCAACTAACTCGGCCGGGAAGGGGGAAAGTAACTCTCATTCCGTGGAAGAAAAAACTTGAACGTACTCTTGCATTGCGATCAGTCTGTGCTAGACTGCCAGGATGGATCAAAGAGAAATTCTATGATCCTGAAGAAGATCTCATTCTTTCGCCATTCAATGAATGGTGCGATGAAATGAATAGAGCAGTCGCGCAAACGCTTGGCGAGATGCGAAATGCTACTGTTTTCGAGCTGATCGCAGGGTTTGAAAAGCATTATTGGGCAGTTGGAGATAAGCTGATGGTGGACAAGCAAGATGCTGTCATCATCGATATCTTCAAGAATCCAAAATACTTTGGAGCCAAGCCGCAACATGCTAGCAAGACGCTAAATCGTTGGGGCAAAGAAACAGGAAAACAAGAAGAGGAAGAAGAAGATCCATTCGACCCGGAAGAAGCCCTTGCGGCACTTAGCACGGAAGATGAAGATCGAGTAAATCAATGCTCTCATGTGGTGAGAGTAAAGATGCTCGATACTGACGAAGAAGTGCAGCTTGATACCGCAGGGCAGATCAATAAATGTCTGTTTGGCTACGCAATAACGGTGCATAAAGCTCAAGGTTCCGAGTGTCGAAAAGTTTTCTTCATCACCGATTATTGCCATCGCCATATGCTTTCGCGGGAATTGGTGTATACTGCAATTACTCGTGCTGCGGAAGAATTGGTAATTCTCATGCCGCCGGATATGCTCGCAAGAGCAGCCAGCAAGCCGAGAATTCTTGGAGATACTTTAGAAGAAAAGATCGAATTCTTCAACAAGCGTGGGAAGGAAATAGCAGCATGAATTCAGAACTCGCATTGATCAATTTTGCCAAGAAAGCAGAAGTGCAAGATGTGATTTGCTTGGGATGTCATCATTACAAAGCAATGTATGGCAAGCGCCCTGCATATTTCTTGGTGAGAGACTCTCTCAAAATCGACGCACGGCAAGCCGCAGAATTGTGCGCTCCGATACTCGGAGTAATTCTCAATGATTCTTCTAACGCGGAGGTGATGTTTCTTGATGAATCAATGAAAGTACGATACTGGGTATGAATCCATCAATTCCTGCAACCCTATTGACAAGGCAAATCCTATGGCATACACTGCAAACTCCCGCAACCGCAGCTATCGTGCTGCACTTTCTCGTAACGGAGCATCCGCAATGGACAACATGGAAACGAACGAAACCGCAGTGGAACAAGAAATCAAGCCGGAAGGCCGAGTGAACAAGTATTTCTTCAAGAAGCAGCCGCTGACCGATGAAAACGGCAACGAAACGGGAGAAACTTTCAAGCATCCCGATGTGATTGCGTATTTCAAGGAACCGTCGGTCGAAGAAATCACCGAGCTGATGCAAACGAACGATCAAGTTCGCAAGCTGATTTGCGATCTGGTTTTTGATGCAATCGTCGCACAAGGGAAACAACAGATTCAAGACTGGTGGGAAAAGAATCCTGGCCAAATCTTCAATCCTACTTACTTCGATCATTCCAAGCTGACGCTGGAATACATCGCAAGTATTCCGCCGAAGCAGCGCGGTGCGTGGAGCCCTGACAAGGAAGATATTGCCGAATTCGTTGCCGACTACCGCAACACGATGCTGAATGCAGTTGCGTATGATCCGAAGAAGGTTGCGCATCACTGCAAGAATTTGGAGAAGGGGCTGACAAAGATCAAAGGAGAGAAAGAGATTCTTCGCAGGATGCAAGAGCTTCTCACGCTGTACGCTGCAAATAGCGAGAATCTGGAAGAAAATCAGCGTACCTACGATTGGTTCCAAGAACGAATCGATCGTTGGCTGAAGGTCGAAGATAAGCCGCGTCTTGACGCATTCTGATTTTCGCAGTTGCCGAGGAAGTTAGTTTTCCTTGGCAATCTACGAGGGGAGTTGGTAGAAATACCGCTCCCCTTTTTTGCCTTCTGATTTTGATTAGCTTCAAAAAACTGGATCTAATCAAAACCACTGTAGGCAACAGCAATGCCACACACTATCAAATCAATTTATGAGCTGCTATTTTCCGGCCAGAAAGTGACTGTCGCACTCGCGGATAAGCGCGAGGCAGAATCTCTCAGGGTGCGTCTAGCAAAGCATCATGTGGAGATAGTTGCAGTAAACTTGTCTGGAGATTCTCTCTGCATGGATTGGAACGCCGCGGAATCTAAAGCCAGCTATTGGCTTGGACCGCGGCGTAATCTTGTCCGGAAATTTTTTGAGGTACAGTGTGAGCCAGTATCAGGAACTTTGGAAACTGATCCGCTCATCAGACAAGCCGATCAAAGTAACTTGCCCGAAGCGCCAGCAGAAAACATTGATCCAAGCAATTCGCAAGAAAAAGACACAAGAGAATGTAGCGCGGAAGATGACTGGGCTACCTGGCTACGGAAAATTGATTAGCAGACAGGAGGGAAACACAATAACATTTGAACTAGAACACAACTGGCGATTCATATGAATCTAGCCATCTATTCAACAAGCAAAGAAAGAAAAGGAGAAAGAAGCATGAAGATAGACGATAAGCGCTTGAAGCGCGCATTTGATGAAGATGAAGAAGCGTACAAAGAGAGAGTAGAAAAATTAGAAAAGACTGCGCCTGATATCACAAAAGCAGGATCTGATGCAGAACTTCCTTTTCATCAGCAAAACCGCGAAGCCAAGAAGAACGATCATATCTCGCAGAAAACCTACATGTTTCCGGAATCATACAATGCACTTCGGCGAGAGCTAGAAGAATATTGGTATGATTTCTTTGTCACTCCAAATCCGCTAACTGGCACCAGTCCTGCATGGTGCATGGTATTTGATGCACCACAGTTTGTTGGATATTTGAATGGCTTTACTGGACTTGCAGTGCAGTTTGATAGCGAGTCGGTAGATGCTATTTGCTCCACTTTTCTAAACGCACTTCGCCGTCAACGCGGCGTTTCGGAGATTCATTGAAATGAGCAGCATTGAAGTAGACAAGGGTCCGTTGGAGTTTACAAAACTGGATGTGATGGAGCGAGCTGCAAAAATTGCAGATGCTATGACTCGCGAAGATCCAGCACTTGGAACCCATCTGGAAGCGATCCGTATGGCACTGTTGAAGAATGAGGAACTTATTCACATTCTTCCAGATGAAGTAATCAATCGGTATGTTGCCGGATTGCAGAAGTTCAAAAACATCAAGTTGCTGGAAGAAGCAATAAAATCTAAGGGCACTCGCGGCAAGAAGAATAACGATCCAGATCTGTTCTAATCGAATGATTCGCAGAGCCGCGGTGTCTTGGTGCGTATGGGCGTTTGCTTATCGCATCAGAAATGGCAGAGTAGCTCCGATATATCTTCTGCCGGATTTCGTTTTGCGAGTATCTTTGACTCCGCACGGCAACGAAGTACCAGCCAGCAAGTATGCCATGTTCATAGAGCTAGCAAATAGGAATCTTGGTAACATGACATTGCGGCAATACTGGGATGCGTATCGTTCTATGTATTGCTTGCTAGGGTGGATGACTCCAGAAGAATTGAGCTACGCAGAAAAACTGATGAATAAATACTATCTCAATAATCAGCCACAAGCATTGGAGAACCAATGAGTACCCCAGAAGATCTGCTTAGTAGCGTCGATATATTGGAGCCGGTATCGCACCGAGCTACCACCGATAAAGACTACGATAAGCTGGTGAGATACAAAAATGTCACCAGCTATTCTCAAAGACAGTTGCTTCATGCGTGCCCGCGGAAGTATCAATTGTCTATGTACCGCGCTAATAATCGTGCGGAAGCCGATTTGCGAGCAGTAAATCTTGACTTCTGTTTCGGTCATTCGGTCGGTGCAGGAGTGCAGAATTTTCTACAAACGAAAGATCTCAACAAAGCAATCCTTGCTGCGTCTCTCTCATGGGCAGCGGGACTGGATGATAGAAAAGATCGCGCAAAGAAATCTTTGTGGGAAGCGATAATTGCGGTAGAAAAGTTTACCCACTGGGATGCGCTAGAAGATTGGGAGTTGTTGATTCTTCCTAACGGCAAACCGGCCGTGGAATTGTCTTTCTCTTTGCACGCTAGAGATGGATTCAAAGATTACGGGCACATTGATATTGTGCTCAAGAATAGATACACTGGTAGATTGGCAGTGCTAGAACTCAAAACTACCGAAAGAGAGCCAGAGGAAGCAATGTATGCAAACTCCTCGCAAGCAACTGGCTACTCTATCATGCTAGGAGCAATCTATGCAGATCTTACGGAATATACTGTACTCTATGCAGTGTATTCTTCAGCGCTGCGAGAATGGAATCTGTTGCCATTCGATAAAACTACAAGAGCAAAAGCCGAATGGATCAAAGATTTGTTGCTCGATCATTCCGCAATAACGACTTACGAAGAAATCAAATTCTACCCCAAGCGCGGGGAGAGTTGTTACGATTATCGTCGTAGGTGCGAATTTTTTGGAGAATGCAATTTGGTTCCTGAAGAAGAACTTCCGGTTCTTCCAGAGGAAGAAGAAGCAGAAGAAGTAGATTGGGTAATCAGCATCGACGATGTGATACATCAAATCAGAGCAGCCGCAGGAGAAAACAAATGAAATTCACTGATGCAATTCAATCCGCTGCACGGCATGTGCTTGTTTATGGACCGCCGAAAACCGGCAAGACAGAACTTGTAGGGGCGCTAGCAGAATACTATCGTCTTTGGTGGTTCGATCTTGATGGTGGAGCAAAAACACTCAACAAGCCGGAAAGTGCAGCGTACAAGTATCTTGATAATATCGAGTATTTCAGGATTCCTGATACTCAATTGTTTCCCATCGCGATAGAAACTATGTTGAAGGTAATCCGCGGTGGCAAGCATCGGATCTGTCACAAGCATGGAAAGATCAGTTGTCCTGTTTGTTTGAAGGATGCTCCAGATACATTCAGCGAAATCAATCTGGATACTTTCGATGTGAAGAAAGATATCCTAGTAATTGATACCTACACACAGCTGATGGACAGTTGTATCAATTACATCTTTCGCAACCAATTCAAGGATGACAAGTGGGATGATTTGCAAACATCTTTTCATGATTGGGCGAAGCAAGGAGCCATGAGCGATCGCTTCGGAACTACCATTCAGAACGCTCCCTGGAATTGCGTAATCATTTCTCACGAAGTGCTTACCGAAATGCAAGATGGCAGCAAGAAGATTGCTCCTGTCGGCGGCACGAGAAACAAGTCGTCTGATTTTGGAAGATACTTTGATGACATTGTCTACACCGATTTGGTGAATGGCAAGTTCCTTGCGTATGCGCACCAAGCAGATAAAACTCGAACGGTGCTGGGCTCTCGTACTGGCAAGAAATTGCAAGATGAGAAAGGTAAGCAACTTGGACTGGTGGAGCTGTTCAAATGAGCGACAAGATTACAACCATTCTGGATGAGCGAGGAGCGCGTTACGGGAGTTTTGAGGATAACGCAAGAATCTCTCAAACGCTGAAAAGTATCGTGGCATCCGAAGCAAACATGCGGATGAGTAGAAAACAACTACCGTTGATGTATTACCAGAAAGAAGCGATTGATATGATCCTGCACAAAATTGCGCGTATCATTTCTGGTGATCCGAACTATGCAGACAACTGGGATGATATCGCTGGATACGCCCAACTTGGAAAGGAACCGCGATGAACACTACTGTGAAGTCTGTAGCAACTTGGTTCTCAGTGAAAGAATTTTGGAGGCACAATTTCTTCCGGCCAGACTTGAACTTTCCTGTGCAGTTGTTCGTACCAAATGAGGATGGTACGCAAGCGCGGGAAATACAGTGCCGCATGGCGGATATCGAAAACTATCCGACTGCTACTTTCTTCCGTGTCATTGCAGAACCAAAGCTGAAGAAGGCACTTGGAGAAATGTCTCTGGAAGTTTTCAGCTCGTGAGGTATCCAAATGCTCAAGCATCCTGCATTCGTGTTGTTTGTCGCGGTACTCGTAAGCGCTGTAATCTCGATCAGTCTCGTTTTCTGCGCTGTATCGTTGCTGGTGCGTATGTTCACTCCGCAAGAAGCGACTACTTGTGTACCTTGCGATATGAATCAACTCACTAAGAAGCAGTGCGACTTCTGCCATAAGATCGGCTAAAAAGAATTTTTCTATCCCCGCCGTGCCTGCTAGCGGGTTCTAATAGCAGGCAAATCATCAATGAACCGGAGAAATCCTATCATGAGCAACAAGGAAATTCAAGAACTCAGCCAAGCCGAACTCGATCTGCTTGACATTTCGCTGGATGAAATCGAAGAACTTCCAGGTTTTGAATGCCCTTATAACGGCGATTACGTACTGAATCTGACTGCTTCCATGAAGAAGATCAACGACAAATGGGGCGTCGAAATGCAGTACGAAGTTGTTGAATGCCTGGAGAAGAATAACCCAGAAGATCCGGACACTATTCCTGGCACGAAGTTTTCGCAGCTGTTCTTCTTGGAAGGAAAGCCGGAAGCTGTCAAGGTTGCCAAAAGCTTTCTGAAGATTCTTCTGCGGGATGTTGCAGAAGAACTCGGAGAGTCGAATCTTCTGATTCTGGTTCGCGATCATCTGAAGAATCTGCGAGTTCGCGCAACAGTTCTTCGCAGGAAGGACAAGCATGAAGAAGATGTGTATCGTCCGAATGTGAAGAACATGACTCTGGCGTAATCAGAGTTCTAGCCGCTGGGAGAAATCTCGGCGGCTATTCTGTGATTATTCCACCGACCAACAAAGAAGCAAAGAAGCAAAGGAGTTAGTATGATTTACGGAAGATTGGTAAAACACCTCGACAAAAAAGACGCGCTAGTTCAACTAGACTTTGATGCAGAAGGAATCAAAGAGCTTCGTTGGTTGCTTTCGTACGGATTGAATACCAATCTACATGAGCATCCAGATCTTCTAGCATTGGCAGATAAACTAGATCAACTTGAACGAGAAGGACGACTGCCAAATGAAACTGCTGTTGCTAAGTAATTATCGAGATGAACCACATCTCGAATCTTTTCAACGATTGCCTGCACTGCAAGGACATAAGGTACTAAATTCTTCCAAGCCGATAGACAATACAGTAGCACTGGATGCTATTTGCCAGAAGCATGGAATAGAAGGAATCTTTTGTACTCAATGGAGTACGATGGAGAAACTGCTTTCGCAGACTCCAGATTACATACCGCATCCGCGGAAGAAGCCAAGCCAGGATGATTATGCCGGCAGTTTGCTATATACCAAAGCAGGCAGACCAGTAGTCATTTTGCAAGATCTTGAGAGACTGCGTACTGTCTCGTATGAGAAGTTTGTAGTTTCCAGATACATCGAGAAGATCACTGCGCCTAGCAAATTCTGGAAGCAAACAAAGTTTCAATGGAAGAAAGTCCATCAAGATGACGCGTCCGCGATAGCGAAGCATCTTGCCACCGCGGATTTGATTTCTCCAGACATTGAAACTCCTTGGCCGCCGGATGAATTGCGCAGTATAGATTGCGTATCTTTCACCGGCTATTGGCACAAGACTCGCGAGACTGTCAGCTATGTGATAGAGTTTGATGAGTTGTGGAAATACAATTTCATCAAAACAGTCTGCGAGAATCCTGTTCCTAAAGTTTTTCAGAATGGCCTGTTCGATAATACCTATTTCCTCCGCTGGGGCATTTGTCCTCGGAATTGGTATTACGATACTTTTCATCTATTTCATTGCTGGCTCTCGGAATTGCCGAAGGATCTAGGTTTTATTACTAGCTTCTTGCTGCGGGATGTTAGATTCTGGAAAGATGAAGGTAGCACAGGAAATCAGGAAGATCGGCTGCGCTACTGTGCATTGGATAGTTGGGGAACTGTCAATGCATGGTTAGCTCTTATGGAGATTGTTCCAGAGTGGGCAATCTACAATTATACCGAGCATGAATTTCCTCTAGTCTTTCCTTGTCTCCATGCTAGCTTAGAAGGATTGCTGGTAGATTCCGAGCGGTTCGAGCAGATTCGAGAGAAGAAAGAAAAAGAGTGCGAAGTATTGCTCAGGCAAATTCAATATTTGCTTGCTACTCCTAATTTCAATCCAAACAGCAGCAAGCAAGTCAGCAAGTTGTTCATGCTTCTCGGATGCGAGGATCTGGTAAAAGATGATAGTTTATCAGATCGAGAAAACTCGCGCCGCGGAACCGGCAAGATTCCTACACAGAAAGCAAAATATCGGCATCCTTTGAACTCTTTCTTGTTGACAAAAATCGAGAACTACAAGCAAGAGTTCAAACAGGTCACTACCTATTTCAACTCGGAGAAAATCTGGAATGGCACAATTCTCTACTCGATCAATCCGGGCAAGACGGATACAGGCCGTGGCGCTTCTGAAGCATCGAGCTTTGGATGCGGCTGGCAAATTCAAAATATCCCTCGCGATGACCTTTCGTTCAAAGAGTGCTGTCTTGCTCCGCAAGGATGGTACATCGGAGAGATTGATAAAAAGCAATCTGAAGCCAGGTGTGTTGGTTATCTTTCGGGAGAACAGAAGCTCATCAACTTGGTTGAATCGTCACATGATTATCATGCCTGGAATGCAGCGCAATTCTTTGGCGTCAAGTACGAACTTATTTTCGATGAATCGACTGGCAAAACGTTGATGAAACCTCTCCGTGATTTGTCTAAACGGACGAATCATGGAGCTAACTACAACATGGGCGGCGAAGTATTGCTAGATACGATGGGGCCAGCAAAAGTCGCAGCCGCGAAGATCGCTCTCAAACTTCCTCAGCACTTCTCCCTTCGACAAGTTTGCGAATACTTGCTAGATCAGTACGATAAAACCTATCCAGGTATCCGCGGAAGATGGTATAGGAGTATTATCGCGGCAATCGAAACTACCAGGAAATTGGTGTCACCTCTCGGCTGGACTAGATACTTCTTTGGCTCTCCCGGGAAAAATAAACAACACTTGAATGCCGCGGTAGCGCACGCTCCACAGAATCTGTCAGTGCAAATAATCAATAAAGAATGGAGAAAGATCTGGTGGCACACAGTATATGGGAAGCTGCAAGGAAAGGTGCGCATCAAAGCACAAATCCATGATTCTTTGCTATTCATTTATCGCTCTCGCGAAGATGCAGAGCAAGTAGCAAATTTAATGGATTTGCGAGTGAAAGTTACTGGCGCAGATGGGGTAACTAGAGAGCTGTATATTCCTTGCGATCTATCACTTGGCGAAACTCCTACACGCAGATGGAGTGAGCTAAAGTGATAGATTTTTACGAGCAGTATTTCGAGCTGCACACAAACACCGAAGCACCCGCAATCATACATCGTTGGGCAATAACCGCTGCAGTAGGTGCATGGTTAGGTAGACAAACTTGGTTGCCTTTTGGAGCAGGCAGAGTTTTTCCAAATCAATACGTAATGATTGTAGGAAACCCAGGAGTTCGCAAAAGCACTGCAATCAAGTTTGCTGCAAAGATGCTGCGACAAGCGGGATACGAATACTTCGCACCGAAAAAGACTAGCAAAGAAAAGTTTCTTTTAGACCTCATGGAAGGGCAGCAAGCTGATGAAGTCACTAACGGCGATGCCGATAAACTTGCGGATTTCAATATCTTGTCCACTGATGACAGGATAGCGAAAGAAATCTTCATTTGTTCCGACGAGTTCAATGTATTCGCCGGACACGGAAATGTGGAATTTTTTGAGATTCTAGGAGATATGTGGGATCATGATAGCGAACTTGATTACTGGCGATATCGTCTAAAAAACTCCAAGAGCATACGCATATGGCAACCAACAGTTTCTATTCTTGGCGGAAATACACCAACAGGATTTGCAGATTGCTTTCCTCTAATCATGCTGGGTCAGGGCTTCATGAGTCGGATGCTACTGATTTACGCAGACCCATCAGGAAAGAAAATTCCAAATCCGCCAATACCTCCAGAGGAGAAAATACTGGCATTTGTAGAAACTTTGTTGGAGATGAAACGCAACGTCATAGGTCCGATGCAGTTGCATTCGGAAGCGAAGGAAGTGCTAGCAGCGATATATCACGGGTGGGAAGATCTAGACGACACTCGCTTCCAGCATTATTCTTCTCGTCGGCATCAGCATTTGTTGAAGCTATGCATGATTCAAGCAGCGATGAGAAAAGCAACCGCGATTACGAGAAGCGACGTAATTCGCGCTAATACGATTCTCGCATTCGCGGAAACGCAGATGCCAAAAGCTCTCGGCGAACTAGGTAAATCAAAGACCAGCGAAGCTGCAAACAAAGTTATGCAGCTATTGTATGGTGCGAAGAAACCACTAACTGTAAAGGAGATATGGCCAGCAGTAAGAACTGATTTGGAAAAACCGGC